CCTGCATTTTGCGTGATAATTCCGATTCTGGTATTTTGGCATTTAATGAAAGCCAACGCTGCGTCCTACCATCTAATGCATGCTTTATTTTTTCATGCAATGGTTGTTTTAATTCTTCCATAAATATATTTTTTGCCAAAAGTAACCATAAAAATTAAAATTCCAAATATTTTTAATAATTTTTTAAAATAATTTTGTGTATTAATTTATTTAATTTAATTTTGATTTATGGAAAACAAAGAATTAGTCTATGAATTAGCCAAAAGGCTTGATATGGTAATCGAGGTACATAAAAAAGGAGAATATCAAGGGAAATATAGATTTATAGACAATAAATTACATAAACTAAAAGAAAAACCAGAAAATGTCCCACAAAGAGAAAGCGGTAGAGATTTACACTAAGTTTTTTTTAAAACTTAAAAATATATCTTTTGAAGAAAGAATAGAAAAAGCAAAAATAGAATCAATTAAATATTCTGAAGATAAATTGAATAAATGCAAAGAACCAGAAAATTTTTCATACTGGGAATATGTAAAAGGTTATATTGAAAAAATAGATGTAAAATATAATAAACAAAATGAGAAATTCAACAATAATTGTAAAAAAGAAACGATGCATTAATTGCGGTAAAATTGATTACCATTTTTCAAAAAAAATGTGTAAGCAATGCGCTACAATACACAGCACACAAAGAAGAATGGATGCACATGAAGAAGAAGATTTTGAAAGTTTTAAAAATTTAACTGAAGATCTTGATCATGTATTTAGTCAATATATTAGATGCAAATATGCAGATAAAGAAGGATTGGTTGAGTGTTTTACTTCAGGTAAAAAATATCATTGGACTAAAATTCAAAATGGGCATTTTATTCCAAGAGCTAATTTAGGAACCAGATGGCTTGAGCAAAACTGCCGTCCGCAATCTGAAAATGACAATGTGTTTTTATCCGGTAATTTGGATGTATATGCTAAAAAATTAGACCAAGAAAGATCTGGGACAGTCGAATACCTTCAAGAATTAGCTAGGCAGGTTGCTAAACCAACAAAAGACGAGCTTAAAAGCCTTATTATTGAATATAGGGCTAAATTAGACTTGGTTAAAAAGAAATTTTTAAAAATAATTTAAAAAACACATAATTTTACATAGTTCCGTGTTTTTTTTGGTTAGATTTTAGTTGAAGCCCCTGTTATTTATAACGGGGGTTTTTTGTAGTTTTAGTCTTAATTTTGAGATATGAGATACAATATCCCTGAAGAATATAAGCCTTTTATAACATCAGTAAAAAGACAATGTAAGAAATATGGGATAGAATTAATTTTATCGCCATCAAGGCGCGTAGTGCTAACAGATGATTATTTGCAAGAATGTAGTGGATATTTTTGTGATACAGACAAAGCGCTTGTGGTTGCTTGTGGTAAACCTTTTGAAGAATGGGTTGAAATACTTATCCACGAATTTTCACATATGGAACAATGGAAGTCTGACGAAAGGTGGAATGATTGGAATGATAATACAGGAAAAACATGGGATTGGCTAGCAGGTAATATTATGCTTAATAAAACACAAGTACTTAATATGCTTGACTCTATGGTTGAGCTAGAAAAAGATTGCGAAATAAGAGCTATTGAAAAAATAAAGAAATGGAATCTTCCAGTTAACCTAACTAGATATGTAAAAAAGGCAAATGTATATTTATACAGTTATCACATGATGCCTATTCTTAAAAGATTTCCTACTGGAATATATACTGATAAAACTTTAATAGAAATGGCTCCCAAAGGTTTTAAAAAAACATATAGAAATGTTCCTAAAGATATGTCTGAATATATAATATTAAATTATTCTAAGAAATAATTATAAAATTTTATCATTAATAATTCTTTTATTTAGAACTTCAAACTCTCCATTTTTTTCTACCAAAATATGTGCGAATCCTACATTGTGTTTTGTATTGTGTGGATCATAGTCCGGAGCTAATGTGCATAAGCATCCAACACTCCAACAACTAATCTGTTCTTCTTTTATATTTGTTTCAGAATGATTTGAAGTAGAATGAACATGACCAATAATCATTGAACTTTTAGATCTCATAAATACACCCCTTGCAGCGTTAACGGGTGCCATAAATCCTCTCACAATTGTATGCCCATGTAACATATGCAGCTTACCAGCGCGAACCACTACATGTTGTTCGTAAAATTCTACGTTATATTTTTTTAAATCAAGTCTTTGGGGCAATCTGTAATATTCATCATTAAAAAATACAGGTGCTTTTTTCATTAAGTATCTTACATACCAATTATCATGATTTCCTTCTAGCCAAACTATATGCGCTTTTGGAAATTTTGTTCTTAAATGAGAAAGAAATATTTCGCAATATTCAAACCACTCAACTACATCATCCTTTCCCGGAGGCGGTGCGTCATGACTTGTAAATGGAGTATTGTCTAAAATATCTCCTCCTAATACTATACAATTAATTTTATTTTTAACCCCATACTCAATTGCTAATTTAATAGCTTCGTTGTCTTGATTTGGAATGTGAATATCTGATAGCCAAAGAATATTATTAGAACTTGTTGGTAAATCTACAAATGCTCTGTTTTGCATTTTAGATGGAGGCAAATCCGGAGTGTGTGTAATTTTTATATGTTTACTTGACTTTATTCCACAAGCACTTGAAACCCCCCTTATTGCAGTCCTTGCATGCTCTACGCTATTAAAAATATGTTCATGATCATTATAAAGTTTAGCCGCAATTGAGTGTTTGCTAATAGACGGGAATTTTGCTAAATATTCGGCCGCTAGTTGCTGTTTTTGTGTCATTAAAACATTTTAATATAAAATTAACAAATTAAATTGCTTTATTGAAAATAAATATCAAAATATTAACATTAAATTAATTTTTAACCCCAATTATTACTCCCCAATATCCCCATCTAATTGAAATTCCCATAAAATTTGAATTTTTTGATCTTATAAAAGACAAAGATGGAATTAAAAAAAACTCATTTGAATATTTACTTGAATGAAAATCATTGAAAAAACTAAACATAACCATATTTTTTTAAAATTTTAGATAATACTGCTTCTTGTTTTGGCGAAATAAGCCCCATTTTAAGACTTTTATCAAAATTTGACCTATTGATGCCCGCTTCCCTGCAAAGTGCCGAAATATTGATTAATTCATGGGTTTTTAACCAATCTACCAAACTATCCGCTTTGGCAACTTCTTGTTTTGGCGACACATCAATTTTTACACTACCGCCAACTTCTTTTTTGTATAAAATCTCTCTTGACATATCTATACCATTTTTTTGGTACCACAAATATAGTATAAATAAAATATTGGTACCAAATATTTGGTATGTTTTTTTTATATTATTACCTATTCCCCTCTCTTAATCCATACCCAATTACATCCCCTAGCCACATACACAATACTGCCCGACCTGACCACATTGCAACCACTAAACCACCCTACAACCCATATACATTAAGCAATTGCCCGTACCCATAACCAAAACCCAAAACCAAAAACCGAACCCCCATACCACCACTTTGCCCGTTCCCCCTTGCGGTCGACCACACCCTATATCGTAACGTTACCCCCTCTCCCTCCAAGTGTCTGAGTTTTTAAAATTTTCGCTTACGCGAGTTATTATATATGTGGCTTGGTTTTCAGAGGATTTGGAAAATAAAAAACCCGGCCGCCTAAAAAGGTACCGGGTGGATCAGTTGTCCGTACTAAACCATTAACATGGCAAAGATAGTAGAAAAAAAATATTAAATTTATTTTTTTAATTAAATAATTTAATTTAACTTTGGTTTAAAATTAAAAATTATGGAAAATAATGTAATTGAAACAGTAGATTTTGGAAAAGCTATTGAGTTTTTAAAAAAAGGATACACCGCAGCTAGATTAGGATGGAATGGCAAAGGTATTTTTATTGAATTGCAAGTTCCAGATGAACACAGTAAGATGACAAGCCCGTATATTTTTATTGATACAACGGGATTACAAACAGACAATCCGGATGCTCCTAAAAGCAGAGTGCCATGGTTGGCATCTCAAACAGATATGCTTGCGGAAGATTGGATTATAAAATCAAAATAAAAATGGCAAGACTACCAAATCCAGATTCAGTTGCCAGTAAGACCGGTTTACTAGAAGTGGATAAAACAATTTCCTTTAATAACCCGGTTAAATCGGTGGCCGTAATGATATCCCATCTTAAAAAAACACAGGAACATCAAGCTAAGATCTTCAAAATTAAGCACACCAATGGAATCACTCATGTAACTAGGGTTAAATAATTAAAGGCTTCAACTAAAATGGAAATCAGAACAATTAACTATCAAAAAACATTCAATCTTGGCAATTACCAATCAGAAAGAATTGGTGTCGAGATTGTATTGGAGCAAGGTGAAAGCGCAAATAAGGCCATTGATCTCGCAAAACAATTCGTAGAGGAGTGCCATCTTACCAATCAAAAAGTTCAGGCTTTGCAACATGAAGAAGAACCAGTAGAATTGATTAAGACACAATCTCCCCAAACGCTGATTGAGAGAACAATGAGCTTTATTGACGCTTGTAAAAACGAAGGCGAACTAAAGGCTTTTGAATTTATGTCCAAAAACAAACCAGAACTAAAAATGTATTACGACAAAAAACTAAAATCTTTCAAGTGAATTTTAACAAAACTTTAATTAGATCCAGCTCTGTTGGGTACTTGATGACGGAACCACAAGCCAAAGCAGACAAGGACGCAGGTAACTTATCCAAGACAGCAAAGACACACTTGCTTGAAATCTACATTGCAGAAAAGTACGGACGCAGGAAAGACGTACAGACCAAGCAAATGAAAAAAGGAATCCAAGTAGAAGATGATTCGATCGCATTGCTTTCGGAATACATGGGCAAGCCATTTAGCAAGAACTCAGAACGATTCACTAACGATTATATCACAGGGCATCCAGATATTTTGGATTTAAGCGAAAGTGGATTGAAGATATGGGATGTGAAATCAAGTTACGACCTGTTTACATTTTTAGGAAATTTACCGGAAAAATTAAAAGATTTGTACTATTGGCAATTGCAGTCATACATGTGGCTAACAGGCGCGGTTGAATCGTCAATTGCATATTGCCTTGTAAACACCCCGTTTGGCATCATAGAGCAGGAAAAGAAGTCATTACTCTACCGAATGGATGTTATATCAGAAGAAAGCCCTGAGTACGTCCTAGAGGCTTCTAAATTGGAATTAAACATGATGTTTGATGACATTGATATAAAAGAAAGAATACTTATCTTTCCAGTACAAAGAAATGAGGAAGATATTCAGCTAATCCAAGACAAGGTAGAAAAAGCAAGAGCATACCTAAGTATGATAGAAAACACTCACAAAAACTTTAACAATGAGAGGATCTAATGTGGTAAGTTCCGTACACCACTTAAAAATGGCTAGAGAGCATTTCGAGGATTTTAGACGAGAGTTCCCAGAGGCCATGGGATCAAGACTATTCAAAACATACATAGACAGAATAAACTGGATATTCAAGGATTTGCTTGCCTACCCACATTTGACGCAGGCTGTAAGAGATGGATTCAAGGCTGAAATTGAAAGTGATGTATTTGCCATTCCAGCCATAAGTGAGAAAGTAGCCCTATTAAACCCACAGCAAAGAGATATGATCGAGGCTACCATAGACGCCATGCTTTCAGGAGTAGAAATAAAAATTTCAGATATTTCAGAAAAATCTTAATTTAGTATTATGAAAGGAAAACTAAACAAACTAGGAGTTGCCAATAGTCTTTGGAACAACATCCGCGCAAAAGCTGGATCAGGTAAGAAACCTACGCCAGAAATGCTTGAGCAAGAAAGAAAAATTAAAGCAAAAGAAAAGAAGAAATGAGGCACAAAACACCAGCTTGGACTCGTAGTGAAGGTAAGAACCCAAAAGGCGGATTAAACGCCAAAGGAAGGGCTTCCTATAACAGAGAAACGGGTGGTAACTTAAAGGCACCAGTTAAGTCTGGAGTTAATCCAAGACGTGTAT